TTGATTTCTCGACACCTTTGTCCTCCACATCTTTGAATGATTTGAAGCTGTGCGTTTTGAACTCGCCGATGTGGCGCTTGGTTGGAGCTTCAGGAACACCGCTCTCAATAATGGCGTCGATGCTACCGGACACATGGCACCCGAAGTCTACGCCTTCCTGTGCGTTCAATGGTTTCACCACAATCCCAATAGCGCGAAGGTCCTTGATGATGTTCGGCTCTTCCTGATGCCCACGGCGAAACAGGCGCAAAATCCGCCCCGGAAACCTTGGCTGCACCGCCCAGCGGAACGAGAGCCACATCTTGCGCTCACAGATGCTGCCGAGCATTGATGCACCCATATGCGGTCGAGGGCGCTCAATGTTATCCTCGTGAACCTTGTCAATCAGGTTTTCGATGGTGTCTTCGCGGTCAGGTATTTTCATTTATTCCCCCACTGAATGTAGGTGCTGCCTTTATGCTGATAAATGTTTAATTTTGGATGGTTCTCGCAAGTTTCACACCAGAAAAAAATGCTAAGACCGTCACGCCTGAGAGAAGGATTCCCATTCTTGCCTCTGGAAATAATTACATTACTTCCATCTACATGAACCTTTGTATGTTCTGGCTCATCTTCCCCTCTTTCAAAAACATCTACAACTGAATGATGCAAACTCCCTCCCCCACAATAGGGGCAATTTACAAGATCATAATCAAGAGTTAGACGCGGTGAGATATTGAGATCCATCGTACTCTCCTTCTGAGTTAAATAGACCGGGGCCTTTCAGCCCCGGCCATTGATGTTACTTCTTCGCCCACGGGGGCGCGGCCTTGGCGGGGGCGGCGGCAGTCGCCGCAGCCGTAGCAACGCGAGGCGGCGCGCCCCCTGCAATAGGCTTGAAGCCCCGCACTTGATTCTTGTCGCCGTACTGCTCTGACTTCTCAATGTCGACCTTGATCGACAGGGCGTTGCCAATGAGCTGATCGGTGTCGCCGACCTTCGCCAAACCAATCGCGCGGCAGATTTCACCAAGCTGCTGGCGACCAATCTCTTCAGCCTTCGGCGATTGGTTCCTGATATTCAAGTTGCCGAAGATGACGCGACCTTGATGAGTGGGACCAGTCACATCGTAGCGAATGGCGATGTACTGGCCCGTCCCATTCTTCGTGGCTTTCACCTCAGCAGACGCAATGGTCACGGTGTACCAGCCGGGTGGGATCGGATCAAAAGAAGTCTTGCCTTGCGGGAGGAACTCAACGTCAAAAATTTCACCTAGATTTGCCATGCTTACTTCTCCTTTGTGATCGTAAATGAAGGGCGTCCGGGGGTTGCGGTAATTGCTCGAGCAAAGACTTGCTTGACGTTGTCACCAACACCATCCCATGCCGTCATGCTCAATTCAGGCTTCCAGCGGAACAACAGGCCAAGATGATCCTGCATGTCATTTTCCGCTGCAATTTCTTGGGCCAAATCCCCATCGACCTTTCGGTTAATGCGGCAGGCGATCTTGATGATGAATGGATCAGCATCAATCTTGCGGCTGTGCTCATCGGTCTGTTGGATCTCCAAAAGACGAACGAGCTCGTCTTCAATGAGGCGGCGCTGTTCAACAGCCTCTTTCTCAGCCGATTTTGCTTCCATCCATTCTTCAGCGAGCTTCTGCAACGGCTTCATACGGCACCGCCGATCTTCGCGATGATCTCGCCGAGATCAGGGGCTTCCCAAGCGCCAAGCTTTCCCGAACGATCCTTCGCCAGCCAAAGCCCATCCGAGTCGCACATGATGGCGCGCTGGGTGTTGCCATCCGCATCCTTCTCGACCCGCAGCGCCAGCACCTCGTCAAAGAAGTAGGGCAGGCTCTGGCCGGTCTTGTTGCCGGGCATGGACGGCGCGTAAAGGATTCGCCCCATCTCATCCGTGGACTTCTCCAGCTTGGCGCTCATGTAGACGTGGCGTCCCGGCAAGTCGCGGAAGGCGCGGATGATGTCAGCCATCTGTTCCTGCATAGCGCCATATGCCTGCCGGGGATCCTTGGCGATCTTCTTCTCGTGGTTCAGCACAACCTCGGCAATTTCGCTGATGCTGTCGAGCGCCACGCTCTTGTAATGCACACCATCGCCAGAGGTGAGCCAAGTGTGAGCCTCCATCAGGTCTTCCATGCTGGAGATCTCGATATAGGGCAGATTCGCATCCTGAATGGAAAGCAAACCACCCTCTGCCGAAAGAACGATTGGATCGGGCAAGGTGCGGATCAAACTAGTCTTTCCCGCGCCTGCCTGCCCATACACGAGCATCTTCACGCCGTTGGCAGATAGGCTGCCGGTCGTCTTAACAGATATGGCCAATGCGGCCTCCTTGGTCTTGATCGGTCGGACCATCCGTTCGATCAACATTTGCAATCTAACCTCACTTGTGGCATTTAGCAACAACCAAATGTCAAAACCCCACAGGGAAATGAAAAATGCTGACAATAGAGGCGATAAAGCTTGCCTTGCAAGACCGACGTATTAGCATGGTCTCAAATGCGACCGGCCTGCATTACAATACGATCAAGGGCATCCGGGATAATGAAAGCGCCAATCCAAGCTACAAAGTCCTCAAGGCGCTGAGCGATTATTTTGAAGGGACCAAACAGCATGGCTGATCTAACCGATATTTTGGGAGGCGCTTGGTCGCCCCCAGCCGAAAACAACCTCTCACCTGAAACACAGCTGCTCGACGCCATCGTTGGGTCCGGCATGTCCCCGCCTCGCGAGATCCTTTTAGACGGAAAGGTCCACAGATTTATTTCTGGAACCAAGGGATCGGGTGGCCATGGCGACAAAACCGGGTGGTACATTGCCTTCGGGGACGGCATCCCAGCCGGGCGTTTCGGGTGCTGGCGCTCAGGCATAGAGTCAACATGGAGAGCCGACGTTGGCCGCAAGCTGACCCATACCGAGGAAATGACCCATGTTCGGCGCATGGCCGAAGCCAAGGCGCTCCGAGACGCAGAAGCAGTCAAGAAGCAAGAAATAGCAGCCAGCACCATCGAAACCATATGGACCGAGTGCGGCCCCGCCAGCGCAGACCATCCTTACCTCAAAACCAAGGGGATCAAGACCCATGGCGCTCGCGTCACAGGCGATGGTCGCCTTGTCGTCCCCCTGTTCGATCAGGCCGGAAACCTCTCGAGCCTCCAATACATCGCCGCAGACGGTGGAAAGCTCTACCACTCCGGCGCGCAGACCGGATCGCGCTTCTGGCAGATCGGCACCCTCGATGAACCCGGCACCCTCTACGTTGCCGAGGGCTTCGCAACATCAGCAACCATCACTGAAGAAACCGGGCGCCCATGCATCGTCGCCTACTCCGCATCTAATCTCGTCCCTGTCGTCGGGCTGCTGCGCGAAATGTACGGGGCCACGCAGGACATCGTGATCGTCGCCGACCATGACGCCTCCGGGGTGGGCCAGCGCTACGCAGAGCAGGCCTCAGCTAAGCACGGAGCCCGCATGGTCATGCCACCCGAGCCGGGCGATGCCAACGATTACAAGCAGGCCGGGCATGATCTGGCCGCCCTCCTTTCCCCGCCAAAAGACGACTGGCTCATCCCCGCCGATGATTTCTGCGCCCAGCCCGCACCCATCTCGTGGCTCGTCAAGAGGTGGCTTCAGGATAAGGCCCTGATCATGGTCCATGGCCCATCCGGGGGCGGCAAGACCTTCGTGGTGCTGGACTGGTGCCTGCGCATGTCCGGGAACGTACTGGACTGGTCCGGCCTCAAGGTCCGTCCCGGTACGGTCGTCTATCTGGCTGGCGAAGGCCATCACGGCCTGCGCGGGCGCGTGGCGGCTTGGAAGGTGCACAACAACGCCGGGCCCTTGTCTATGTGGCTCTCCCGCGATGGCTGCGACCTCAATACCCCCGCCGGATACATGCGGGTGGTAGATAACATCCGGGCCCTCCCCAAGCGGCCCAGCTTGATCGTGGTCGATACCCTGCACAGGTTCCTCCTCGGCGATGAGAACAGCGCCCAAGACGCCAAGACCATGCTTGATGCCTGCGGCGCCCTCATGGCCGAGTTCTCTTGTTCGGTCCTGCTGGTCCATCATACCGGCGTCAGCGACGAGGCCCAGCACCGGGCGCGCGGGTCCTCGGCATGGCGCGGGGCCCTCGACATCGAGATCAGCATCGTCCCCGGAAAAGACGGCGGCCCGATCCAGATCGTCCAGCGTAAGTCCAAGGATGCAGAACTAGCAGAGCCGGTTTTTGCCGAGTTGACCTCCGTGACGATCCCCGACTGGTTTGACGAAGACGAGCAGGCGGTCACAAGCGCTATCGTGAGCCTCGTAGAGGCCCCTGTGGCGGCCAAGAAAGAGAGCAAGGTGGAAACACTGCGCAAGCAGTTTGAGGCGGCTTGGTGGGCCTCTGGTGCCGATGACAAGAATGGGATGCCGTACCTCACCCGCTCGGCGCTTCGCAACAAGCTGATCGAAGACGGATGCAGCGAGGCGACGGCGGACAAAAAGCTCAAGCCCGGGTCCGCCGATCAGCTTATCGGAGCGCTGTTGGTGGCCGAGATCATCAGTCCGTTGGGTAATGGATGGGTGGTCAGTAACGATGTACAAGCGTCGGCCATGATGATGGCGAGGGGGCCAAAGTGATTGCCACGCTCAACCGTACCGTACCGTACTTTTTCGTACTTAGTACGTTATGGTACGAAACGTACCGGCGTACCGTACCGTACTTTGGCGTACCGGTACGTTTGGGGGCAAAACGTCCGAAAACGTACCGTACCGTACCCCTCTCCTAAGGAGGGGTACGTCGGTACGGTCGGTACGGCGGATAATACGGACGAAAGGAGGCGGAAAATGAAGGGGTCTAAAAGAAATCAAATTGCCATGTGGTCCATTTTTGGATTACCTGAAGTCATCAAGAAAAAAAAGCCAGACCTTGGTCTGGCTAATAGTAAAGATAATGTTGGGGGTGCTACAGATATGCCTTCAGCTTCTCAGCCAGCCAAGACTCGTCAATCTTGCCCTCGGCGAGGGCTTGCAGCAGCAGATCGGTCGAGCGAGGCAGGGGGCGCACCCCCATGATCCAGTTGAAGACGCTGCGGGTGGTGCAGCCGGTGATGAAGGCCAGATCCTTGTGGCGGATCTGATGTTGGTCGAGGAAGGTTTGCAGGTTTCTCATTCGAAGTCCTCGACATCTAGCATTCGGAAGGTAATCCTGCCCATCTTGGGG